TATTCGCATTTGTCATCTTTGGTTTCCTCCTTCATTCCGTACATAAGCACCGAAAGCACCTGTTTCTTTTCGTCAACGCTTAACGTGTTATAGCGGATGACATCTTCCATTAACTCACTTCTAAGCAGCTTGATTTCTTCTTTTGCCTTTTCGGCGTCATAATCAAAATGTTCGCGCTCCAATACTGCCGCGAATGTCAGATAACCTTTTAATGTCATTGTTTGGCTCTCCCTTCCTCACGGTTACATCAAGTCCGGTACGTTCCGACAGGATGACGGAAAGCGCCGCCAGTAACCGATCAACATTTAAATTCGTCTTTTCCATTTGGATTTCTCCATTCTCTCAGGATGTCTAGCAGCGTTTCTTTGCCGCTGGCGGAAATCTTCCCGGCGATCCAATCAGCCATAATCAGATTTTCAAGGCGCTTGAATTCCTTCACGCCGTCTTGAAGTCGCATCCGCCCGGAATCGACTTGATCGAAAAACCGGCTGATAGCTTGCACATGTTCCGCAAATGGTGACATATTATGCCCCTTCCCGAAGAAATACCCGTCTAAGATATTTCACTCTGTTTTCCCTAGATTCCTATGGGCGTTTTGAGCCGTAGAATCAATTTCTGACGGCCTTTAAACGCTCCGCCATGATTGCCCGCTGTTCGTCGGTATATTCCCGGCTTTTTGTTCTGATGCTAATAAGATGAATCGGCATCGTATACGTTTTTGAAATAACATCCGTTCCGGCGTACTGGCGGCGGCTGGTTAATTCGGCGTATTCGGCCGGATTTTCAAGCACCAGCCTGTCAAATTTACGAATCCATTTCGGGGATGCTGTGTAAACCGTTGCAAGGTTATCAGCATCGGAAAAGCTGATTACTACCTCGCGTTCTTCCGCTGTGAGCGCCATTAAATCACCTCCATAAAATCATTCGGTTCTTTCCCGATGGCTTTGCGATACTTATCTTGTAATTCTTCGAGTGTATGAAGCCTTCTGTCCTTTAATGGATAAAAATATTTATCGCGATAGTTATATCCGTATTCAGGCAAATAACTTTTGCGTATTGCCATTTGGCGTTTTTCTTCTTCTGAATCTTTGTTATTCCCTGTTGATTGGTTCAGTGTCTGCTCAACCGTACAAATAACAGAAAAATCAAAAGCAGCTTCGCCATAATTGCGATAATCTTCTTGTAAGAGCTTCACCGGATGGATGCCCGCTCTTAATTGGTTTAAATGGTTTTTCCATCTACCGTGTGGATAAATGGTTTTCCCGATATAAACCTTTTTGTTGTTCATGCATTCAATTTTGTAAATGAATGAATTCACTTGCTTTTTTCTTTCCCTCCTTTTGGTTTAGTTTAATTCAACTCTCCGGGCAATAAAATATCATCCGGGCTGAACCCGGTGACATGACAGACGGCATACAGATAAACCGGCTTGATTGGTTTGTTGGTGTTTTCCCATTCCCAAACAAGCTGTGAAGAAACGCCAAGTTTATCGGCTAAATCCTTCTGTGTTAACCCTTTCGCGACTCTTGCCGCGGCAATCGGAATTTTTGCCATTTTTTCACCTCCTTGTGATTTTTATGATTGTTGGAACTATTGATAGTATAGTTTAGTTTAACTCAACTGTCAACAGGAATTTTAAACTACGCTTGATTTTATAAGCCATGAAAAGTACAATGTTTTTACAGGAGGAAAAGCCGATGATCATCAATGAAAAAGAATATGCAAATGTGATCGCGAAAAACTTACGACGATTAGCGCTAGAATATGATAAGACACAAAATGACATCGCCAGCGCATTGAACGTTAGCAAATCTTCGGTTTCATTATGGTTTAACGGGAAAAGCACTCCGCGAATGGATAAGATCGACGCACTCTGCAAACTGTTTAATGTTCGCCGCGCTGATATCATGGAGCCAAAAGAAGAAACCATCCACGCCGCTTTGACGGCAGAAGACATTCGGCTACTTTCGGCATATCATGCCGCAACGGAAGAGCAAAAGAAAATAGTAGAGTATATTTTGAAGATCAATGAAATAACAATGAGTATAGAAGAATAGAAAACGCCCGACACAAGGCCGGGCGCGTTAGGGGGAGAATACCATGAAAAAATGATTGGTGCTTCTCTTTGGGGTAACAATATTCTAAACGACGCGGACGGGTTCCGCAACATGGGGGAAAAGAAACATGAAAAGAACGGCGATTTACTGCCGCGTATCGACATCGCGCCAGGAAAAAGAAGGGGATTCAATCCCCGCGCAGCTTGACGCGTTACGGGAATACATCCGCCAGCGGGATGATCTCATTCCGGCGGGGGAATATGTCGATGCGGGTATATCCGGCACAAAAGAACAGCGTGATGAACTGCAACGGATGCTTGATGATGTCCGGGCCGGAAAGATTGATTTGATAATCGTTACAAAGCTGGATCGACTTCATCGCTCTTTGCGTAACTTCTTGAATATGCAAAGCGTTCTTGAAAAGAATCATTGTGAATGGTTGGCGATATGGGAACCGATTTATAATTCTAGTACAGCACAAGGCCGAATGATCATAAATACGTTCGTAAATCTCGCGGAATTTGAAGCCGCCAACACATCAAGCCGCATCCGCCAGGTATTCGAATACAAAGCCCAACAGGGCGAAATATTAAGCGGCAAAGTGTTATTTGGCTATCAAATCACCGACAAACATTTAACCATCGATCCCGCCGCCGCGCCTGTTGTCCGGGCCTTATTCGATGAGTACGCGAAGAATAACAGCCTTTCGGATGCTGTCCGGCTTGCCGGTGAGCTGGGACGGGTAACGGATATCCGAAGCATGAAACGGCTATTGAAAAACCGAAAGTATATCGGGGAATATCGCGGTAATCCGAATTACTGCCCGCCCATCATCGAACGGGCGGTATTTGATGCCGTGCAAATCGGACTTGCCCGGAATATTAAGCAATCACAGAAAAGAACATACATCTTTTCCGGCTTGCTTGTCTGCGCAGAATGTGGGCGAAAGATGGCGGGAACCAATCACGCCACCAGGCGCAACGGAAAAGAATATCCTCTGACTCTGTACCGGTGCAATGGTCATTATTCGCCGATGGTGCATTGTTCGCAATCCCGAACGATATCAGAAAGCACCATCGAAAACGCCGTTTTAAAGGCGGTAAAAGCTGAAGTCGATAAAATTACCATTGAACAATCTAAACCCCGTCAGACCGGCGCACAACGCGCCAAACCGGCAAAAGAAAAGGCTATCATGCGGAAACTTGAACGCCTAAAGGCTGCATATCTTAACGGCGCGATCCCGCTGGATGAATACAAGATGGATCGCGAACGCCTGACGGAAGAATTAACCGCCTTAAAGGCTTCAGAACCCCGTAAGACTGCGTCCGCCGTCCGTCTTGATAAAGTGTTCGCATCGGATTTTGAAACCGTCTACACGGCGTTAAACGCGTCAGAACGGCGCCGCCTGTGGCGGTCGGTAATAAAAGAAATCCGCATGGATGCCGGAAAGAATCTTGATATTATTTTTTTGTGATTTCATGGTATTAAACAACGCTTTCCATTCGGATATAGTCTGTTAGTAGCACTTCATAACAAATTGAATTCGAATGAAAATATTTGTGTTTTGTCGTTAAAAAGTTATTGACATTCAATAACATTCTGCTATAATAGTATATGTAAGGAACAGACAACAGCACACCGAAGGGGGTAATAAAAATGACAAACAGACAGTTTGAAGAAACCATGAAAGACGCAATCATCAAATCCTATGTGTCGGTTATGGGCGAAGCAAAATGGAACAGCTTATCCAACACCGAAAAAGATAGCCTTCTGCACATCATGATAAACGGATTCGCAAAACCGATTCTTGCAGCAAGATAACACATCACACCGGGCCGGGCGGTTAATCCCGGCAAAGGGGGAAACATGAATACATTTTATCGGTTCCACTTGAACGGCATCACCTACAACGCCACCGGCGCAAACAGATTCGAAGCCCAGGGAAACGCGGAACGGGCGAACGACATCGACTTAACCGGCGCACGGTACGAAGAAATTTACAAGCTGCGAACAGTTAGAACGGGAATCGTTAGATAAGGAGAAAAACAAATGACAGCATCCGAAATCCGGGATTTGACCGGCATGAACCGCCGGAAGTTCTGCGAAACTTACGGCATCCCATACGCGACAATGTGCGATTGGGAAGCGGGGCGCGTAAAGCCCGCCGGATATGTTTTATCCCTGTTGGAAAAGGTTGTCCGGGCGGACATCATCGAAAAACTGAACAAATGAATATTTAAACACCCCGCGCCGATAGTGACGCGGGGCTTTCTTATGACCGGACATTTAATGTCCGGTTAAAGTGTCCAAACGGTTTGTATTCCGTTTTCGTCTGACCGATAAAGCGCACCCTCATCGGCGTTCCGGGTTGTTTCGAAAAAGTACCAATGATTACTGATGAATTGCCACCCGGTGAGCATATAACCAGCTCTGTCAAAATAATATCTGTGTTTGCCGCTGGCGGATTCCAGGTCTTTCCAGCCAATCGCGAAGTTCTGATCGGCGTACTCATACCACCAGCGCACACCGTCCGCAGCCTTTCGCCATCCTTCCGCAACCGCAATATCTTTCCCATAAGCGGGGCGCCCATATCCGGCAATCCGGGAATAGTTCGCGGGATACTGTTTAGCAAACACCCCGCCACCGTTCGCAACCACGGAAGACCCGGCAGATGTATTGCCCTCAATGGTGTAAACGGTATCGTTCCGAACATCCACAACTAGCCCGGTATGACAGACTCGACTGTTGTTCTGAAAGAAAATCTGATCGCCGCGTTTCGGCACCGCATACCACGCGCCCATCTTCTTATAAAGGGTGGCACTCTGCACCGTATAATCGTCAAACTGTCCGCCGATCATCTTCCGGGCAGTCGAAACGCCGTAAGCCTTTTGAAAGCACCAATCAACGAAACAATCACACCATGCCGCCGGATAATCCATAACAGCGGGGTAAATCTGATGCATTTCATAGCCGTATTTCGTGTAATTGGCGCTTCCGGCGTTCTTCACCTTTTCATAAAGATATTTTAAATCGCCGTTCTTCTTTTCCAGGTATCCGATCTCATCCTCTGCGACCGACAGAACCCGCGCAACATCAAAAGCCATATAAGCCCCCTTAAACGAAAAAAGGCGGGCAGCATAAAGCCCCCGCCGTTTATTTGCCTGTCATTTGCCGGTTATTTGCATTCCAGCGCCGGACCGGTGCCGCGTTTCTTCTGCTCGGACTTCTGCCGGGTAAGGAACGCTTCCCGCGCCTGTGCCGGGCCAAGGGCCGGAAGAACAAGATCGAATTCTTCCTGTGTCATCAGCTCAAATTCGGATGTCTTGAACGGTCCGCCGTTTTTTACGCGTTCCTCAAAATCTGCGCTTCTCTCAAGAATCTTCTCTTCTGCCATCTTTGCACCCCTTTCTGACGCATTGTGCGCCCCTTAGAACTCTTTGTTATACTGAGCCGTAGAAATACCTATCATGATACCCAAAAGCGTTCCTGCGGCGTTTAGCGTAGTTACAACGGCATCAACGCGGGGCATTCCCCAAACCGGGCCGATCTGCCCGACGAACCACGCCACGCCCGGAAGGCAAATCAGGCCGATCCATTTCAAAATGTCATAAGTCTTATTCGGAATCATCATTCGCGGCCTCCTTCATTTTCAGAACCTTGTTATATAATTCTGTCGCAACATCATTCCCGCCCAGGTTGTGATATGCCCGATACACCTTTTTGATTGATTCTTTAGCATATATCGGGCAGAATCCCTTATCCGAATATCTGTTATAGTTATTAACAATTGATTCCCTTAAAAGGGACTGCACACCTTCCGCAATGGCTTCGTTCTTCTTTTTCTCTTCCTGTAACTGTTCGCGCATCTCTTTAAACAGCCATGACAGGACAGCCAAAACGGCAGTAAAAAGCCACTCAAGCCAATGAGCGCCGATAAATGCCAGGATATCCATCATTATTTATGCCTTTCCTTTAGTTGTTCTTCAGCCATTCGGCGACATCATCCCGCCACAGATGCGGAACATCGGCAAGTTTCCACGGTTCGCCGGTTTTGGGATTGATTACGCCGTTTTTAATTCTGATTCCGTAAAATCTAACCATTCTTTAACCCTCCATCATATCGGACACAGCGCCGCCCAAATCGTCGATAGCTTCATCCTGGACACCCTGCGATTCTTCCAGCGCAGCAACGCGCAGTTCAAGGGCGGACGGCTCATAAAGGCTAATCGTCACGGTCACGGATAAGCCGTCTTCGTTTGTCGCTCTGGTGGGCGCGCCGGAAAGCAGAAGCCCGGAATATTCGCCGGTGACGATTTCTGCGCCATCTTCGCCGGGCTGACTAAACTTGATTTCACTTACGTTATCCGGGGTGCATTTCTCGCAGACATAAAGCGCCATTGCTTCGTTCTGCGCAATATGGGTGATGTGTCCAAGGCTTGCACCTTCATCGATCTCGATTTTGGTGCCGTCTTTGAATGTCATCCAATTCATAGGATCATCTCCTTTCAAGATGGGTTAACAAGAAAAAATAGGAAATATTAGGAAATTCCGTTATAAATTTAGTTCGCTAAATGATGCTATTACGACCAGCGTTTATATGCTATCACTTAGTAACAGTCAGATTGTGGAAGTGCGGAAAACCGCTGGTGTATGCTGGATGAACTATATCAACCAACAAAACACGGCCGTCAATCAAATAACAGGCCAACTCCCTGCCGGTCCCTATCCGAACACAGCTGTGGACATGCAACTATCAAAATCAAAAATCTACATAAACAAAACCGGGGCATTTCAGATAACCGCTGAAGGATGGGCCGGGTTAACACTTTCGTATATTGTTTAGTGACCTATGATGACAAATAGCTATTTATGCCCACCCGGTCCAAGTTCCGCCATTGTCGTACGAAAATCGATATGATGCACCGCTATTTAAATACGCAATCTGCCGCACATAAGACGCACGCACCCTTTGGATCTCAAGTGTCCCCGTGCTACCTTTACCGGAAGGGCCGTTAACCATCGCGGCCATATTACCCACCATGTATTTTGCATTGTTGACTAGCGTGTTGAGGTTTGTTCCAGTTGCTAAGATAACCCATGTGTCCGCCCATTCGTACCACGACGCACCGTTATCGTAACTGAATCTATATGCTTCGCCTAGATTCGTATACACCACTTGGCGGATATAAGACCCCATTTTCTGTATCTCAACAGAGCCGGTCGAACCGATTCCGGTCGGGTAATTCCCGTTGGCAGATAAATCACCGACATAATATCTTGCGTTTGATGTTAAGGAGTTGAAGTTGGAACCGCTCGGCAATACAACCCATTGACCCCCTAAAGCATCATTTAGCGCCTTGCCCTGCGCGGCGGAAAGCGGCTGTGTGGTGCTGGTGGATGTAAGGTTATTAACCACATCGGAAATGTTCAGCTTGTTATTTAACGCGCTGATTGTGCTGTTGAAAAACTTAATGATCTTGCCGAATACCGTTGATCCGGTTTCGCCTACTGCCGGGATCGGGAAATCTGCGCTCTGTGCCGTAATAGTATCAAGGGTCAGCGCGCCCATTCGGGTTGTCTGTTCGCCGGGCTTACCCTGTGGGATGACAAAATCTAAAACTGCATCCTGTTCGGTGCCGCTATTGGTTACGCTGGCGGTGTTGCCGTAAGCGGTTGTGGATACGGTTCCGACGGTAATGGTTGCCGCGTCACCCCGTGGCCCCTGTGAACCTGTCGCGCCGGTATTGCCCTGTGGGCCTTTTACGTTACCTAATAAGATATCAGCCATTATTTAAGCTCCTTCCGGTATAACATAATAAAGATTTCCGGTTTCCGAATCGTAGCGGAAATTTGACGCCGTTAATTCATCGTCGTTGTAATGCGCCCAAAGGTTTCCATCGTCATCGACCGACAGCGCAAACATGCCCGCTGTCTGCGTGTATACGCCGCTTTCACCGGTCGCGCCGCGTGGAATGCCAAAGGTTATAACGCCGGTATTGCTGTTATATGATGCCGTCGCGGATGCTCCCGCCGCCAATGTCGTAGCCGTCGCGCTTAAGTTGTTCAGCGTTGCCGCCGCCGTGTTTGCCGCTTGCGCTGCCGCGTTCGCGTCGCTTTTGGCGGTTTCGATGCTGTTATAGGTCTGTTCTACGTTGCTGTTATAAATGGCGGCGTTATCTTCCGATTCCTTCGCCGCCGCCGCGCTTGCTACTGCCTCATCGCGGGCGTCAAGTGTGGTTTCGATGTATTCGGCAAGGTTTGCGGCTATATCAATAGCCTGTTCAATCAGCGGGATCGTTGTTTCCGATATGACCGAATCGTCATGCAACGGGGCCTCTTCCACGCGCAAAATGAAATTCAGCGTTCCGACAATTTCGGAAGCTGTCCTCACCCTAAGTTCACAAACCACATCACCCGCCAGCGGCACCATTTGCTGCTCACAATTGCAAATCGCCGTGTTGCCGGATGTACTAGCCGCCGCAAACGAAAAAACATTGCCGTCCGGCTTTAAGCCATTAAAAAGAACCGCCGCGTTATTCGGTATCGCGAACGGTTCGTTCCCTCTGTAAAGGTTAAATATAAAAGCGTTTAGCTGTGTTTCGTACTGGTTAACATGCACGACAGGCGGAACGCCCGACGGAATCATGTTAAGATTAATAGTCTGTTGATACATTTATTCGCCTCCTCCGCTTGCGTTCGCCAGGTCATCAAGGGCGTCATAAATATCATCTATCGTTTCGCCTACGCCCCAATAATGCGTTCTGCCTTCAAAGATCGAATGATTCAAATAAAGTTCCTGGGCATACATATTTTGCGAAGTGATTACGCATCCATAAGAACTTAAAATATCTTCCGGGCTGTGAATATCGGGATCGTTGCCGTCCCAACCTGTCCAAAGATGATAATCTTCATTGTCACCGATGCCGAAACTCTCATCATTACCAGCAAGATAGTTTCCGCTGTCGGTGTGGTAAGTGTAAAGACCGCCGATATATACAGATTCTTCTGACGCGACAAATTCACCGCCTTTTGCTTTGATTGTCGAACCTTCAATCGTTGAACCGGTGATATCGCCGGAAAACTTCGCGCCCGCTGCCGTCATGTTTCCTTTAGCGTCAACCTTGAAATTCTGTCCGATATCAATGGTTGAGGCCGTTATAGCGCCGCTAAACTTCGCACCGGTGGCGGTCATGGTGCCGTCGTTCTTAACTTCAAATTTCGAACCGATCTTGATTTTGCCGCCCTCTATCGACCCTTCGTATACGTTTAAGCCGTTCGGTGTGAGCTGCGCCAGGGTGCGCCCGGATGCGTTATACAAATACATCCCGCCGTGATTAATCGCAAGTAAAACTTTCTGCGCGGAATCAAAGAACCTTAAGCCGTCTTTATTCCATTGTCCAAGCGCTTTTCCGGCAGAATCCAAAATTTCGAAATCGCCGTAAGCGTTATTGACGCCACCTAACGCAAAATGTCCGTCTATAGTCCATGACTGATAGAACGGGCCGTTGTAACCGGTCGAACTAAAGCCGATGCCATTAGTATTGATTCGTAGTACATTCTTTGCTCTTGCTACGTTTTCATCATCCAAAAACAAGATTTCGTTGGCCCATCCTTCCGAATTCCGGTTAATGATGACATGGCCCCTCAAACCGGCATTTAAAACGCCTGTAGCGCGATCTATGCTTGTTCGGGTTTCGTCAACGGTGGGCCGCTGGTTTATCTGCTTCGCCTGGTCTTCAATGGTGCTTGATAACGTGGCGCGGGCATCCCCGATCTTGATGCTGTTATATCGGCCCTTTAAAACATCGTATTCCGTTTCGATAACCTTTGCTTTCACGCTGACGCCCAACCGGACGAAATCAACCGTGATAATGTCGCAAAGTTTGACCGTTTCCAATGGGGCTATGTCTTTGTATTCGATTGTATCGGCAAGGTTAACAAAAGACACATCAACCGACACCGCCGGAATACCGATGTTATTTGCTCTGATATAACTCTGTGTATACGCTAAAAGCTGCGCCTGTGTCGGGGCGTTCTCCCATTGCTGGCTGAAATCTTTAACAACAGTACGATTAAACGGGAAATTCGCCGCCGTGGATGCCTCCACAGGGGCCGAAAGTGTAACCGTTGAATTTTCCGATGTCCAGTAGGGCATGATTCCGGTTATCGTGTTTTCGATGTTGGTTTCCTGTTCCAGGTCAATTATATTTTTGCCGTACCTAAGGACAACGCCGCGATCCGCGCCCCTGTTGGCGTGTAAAATGCAATTATAGCCGTTCCATTCCCATTCTGCGCCGTTTCCGTAAACATCAATGATAGACCCTTGGCGGCCTCCAAGATATGACCGGATGGATGCCGGAAGCGGCACCGCAAAAGATGAATTGCTGTTAAAGTCTGCCGATAACGTAAAAGGGCAAGGCTCTAACGCCATCGATTTAAACGCCGCCAGCGCGCCCGCAAGGGATGACGCCGAAAACGGCTTGAAGGGGATAAAGGACAACTGATAACTGATATGGCGGCAACTAACCACCAGCCGCCCCCCGATGCCCTTTGATACCTTATAGACCCGGAACGGCTGCAATGTTGCCCCCTGCGCCGGTTCCGCAACAATGATCGCGCTGTTCACCAGCTCGGAAGCATGTGCGCCGTCTATGGGGTATTCAAGCTCTAATTCATAAACCCCGTTACGCTCTTCTGTGACCGTGCAAGAAATAGCATCCGACAGCCGCCCGATTCCGTTAGTATTAAACTGTGTCGCTCTCGGACTAAACAAAATCGGAATCATTTTATAACCTCCACCAACGCGGCGTTATTTCAAGCGTTGTTATGCCGCTTTTGCTGATGGCATTTAATCCCGGCGCTATTGTCGGGAATTCGCCGTTCGTCAAAACAATGTTCCCGTTGCAATTTGTCGGACCCTTGAAAGCATCCATCAGTTCGCAATCTATATCGGTGTACTGGTTCGCCGCCGTTATCTGCACCGTTACCCCGTTAATCGTAAATGTTCCGGTGCCGTATGCCCGAATAAGCGGTTTTGATGCGTACAAAGTCGGATTATATATACTGCCGTTCCCGGCAAAGGTTACGGGGATTTCGCCAGCCTTTAAAAATCGCTGTGGCTTAAAATCGAATTCAACCTTTAGGGACGCGCCCACATGATCCGATTCGTCAACCTCCATACTTACAAACCGTGCAAGCCGGAATTCGTCCGGGTGTAAGTTGTCATCAAAGCGGAAATATCCGATCTTGCTGCCTAAATACGCCCGTAATCCGGCTATGTTCTTTTGCATATCGCGCCGGATATAACAAGTTAATTCTGCGCTGAAATTCTTATACCGCCCGTTATCAAGCGTTATTGTTCCGTTCTTTCCGGGAATCTCGACCGTATCAATATCTCTTTCCGGCGCATCAAACAGATTTCCCGTTGCAATGTACGTTTCGAAATCCGTTGAATTCTTCCCGTCAAAAGTAAAATAATACCGAATCATCCGAATACCGCCTTTTTGCTGTCAATCCGGCCCGCGATCCGCTGTTCGATGATATCTACCAGTTCTTCCGCGCTCTGTCCGGGTGCCTGGTATACGTTAATAGCAAAGCCGCCGTAATTGTAACTTGACCCGCCAACGGCCCCCGGCAATGCGTTTGACATGGCCCGCAAATCGTTTGCAATCCGCTTTTCGGGTGTTTCATCCTCAAAGCCTAATACCATACCTTCCGCCATCATGGCGCCGATTTCATTTCGGAACAGCTTTGACGGGGATCCGATTTTTAAAAAACTCTTTGCGGCATCAAAAGCCGCCTTTGCCGCGCTTACTGCCGCATCTTTGATAATACCCGCGCCGTTTTTCAGACCCGCCGCGATGCCCTTGATAATGTTTAATCCGACTTCGCCCCAATTAACCGTTGTAAACTGGTTCTTAAAGTCATTGATTAACGATAGTCCGGCGGAAATAACTTGCGGAATTGCCTGGATAATTCCGGCGGCAAGCTTTGCAATTAATTCGATACCGGATTGCAAGAGCTGGGGCATATGCTGCGCGATAGTCTGTAAAAGGCTTGCTAACCCTTGTGTGATAGCGCTTAAAATGGCCTGTCTGTTCTGAATAAGGCCTTGCGCCAGACTGGCAATTAAATTAACGCCGGACTGTAAGATCTGCGGCAAGTGCGACAGGATGGTATTTAAAAGCTGGTTCATTACCTGGAATGCCGCCGTTATGACTTGCGGGATTGCTTTTGCAAGGCCGCTTGATAACTGCTGGATGCTCTTTGCGCCCGCATCAAGCATTTTCGGTAAATTGGTTAAAAAGCTTTCAAGAAACTTATTAGCAACTTCACCGGCTTTTGTGATAATCTGCGGTAACTGGGTTCCGATGCCGTTAATCAGATTCATTAGGAATTCAGTTCCGGCGGTTATCATCTGCGGGGCCTGGGTAAGAAATCCGTTCACTACTTCCAGCGCCGAATTAACCGATTCAGCGGAAAACAGACCATTGATACTTTCAAACATCCCCATAAACGATTCAAGGATCGCCGGGATGCCGGTTGTTAACAATGTGCTGATGACGGTCGGAAGTGACATGATAATGTTTCCGATCATCGGAATCAGATTGTTAAAAAGGAATGTTCCGACAGACTGAATAAAGGTTGTTAATGCCGGTGCGACACCTTCGCCCAAAGAAAGCGATGCGAGAAGGTTAGACGCCGCCGCTTGCATGGCGCCGAAAGAACCACTAAAGGTTGTGCTTGCCTCTGCCGCCGCAACGCCGGTTAATTCCAAATCCTGTTGAATAATATGAATAGCGTCATATACATCGCCAAGATTATTAATATCAAATGATTTTCCAAGAACGTTATTGGGCGATTTCTCCGCCGTTTCAAGTAAACGCTCCATTTCTGAACGCGTACCGCCGAACCCTAATTTCAGATTATCCAGCATGGTATAATTGCCTTTAGCAAAACCTTGATACGCATTCTGAATTGATTCAATGGGCGTTCCCATTTTGGCGGCGTTATCGGTCATATCCATGATCGCGGTGTTTGCCGCCTCTACTGCTTTAGTAGTATCACCGCCGAAAGCCTGTTTCAGACTCGCGCCAAAAGATACCGCCTGTTCAGCGTAATCATTCGCGCTGATTCCGGCGGCGGCAGCTTGTACGGCGTATTCCTTCGCAGCGCTCGACGCTTCGCCGTAAATCGTATCAAGACCGCCGAACGACTGCTGAAGCTTTCCGCCTTCCTCAATGGCTGACTTTAGAACCGTACCGATTCCGGCGGCAACTATTAATTTTTTAACCATTCCGACAAGGTTAGAACCGAAAGATTCCCCGGCAGACTTGCCAGCGCTGGCGGTTTCGCCGCCTAACTCTTTCGCGATCTCACCTTTAATGCCTTTAGCCGTCGGGACGATCTGCACATAAGCTTTTCCAATTTCAGCCATCGATAGCCCCCTTTATAAGTTTTGCCCGCATTGCTTCAAAATCGGCTGACGAATCAAACCCCATGATTTCCTTTGTTTCCGCTTCCTCTGAAACAAGGAAATTCGGCAGAATCTGCGCCGGACGGTTTCGACCCTTCGCCGCATCCTTTGTTTGCATCCACAAAAGCATATTCAGCGTGTCAAGCTGCGCCGCCAGCATCACCCGAACAGGGGACGCTTTCAGACCCGCAACGCGCATCTTTGTTCGTGATTCATCGGGCAAACCAAAAGCGAGGATCGCCGCGTATCGTCCCGGCAACCCTCGCCAATCGTAAATGTTATAGTATTGTGCAAAGTCGCAAATTAGATCATCCTCACCGGTTGCGACGGAATCAGCGAGGAAAATTATTTTTTTATCTTCTCGGACAGCTTGCGGAAAATGTCGGTAATCTCGTTATTAACCCGGACAGTTTCGACCCGGCCCTTTTCATTCCGGCAATGGTCGTAAAGCTGTTTTTTGCCGTCTGTACCGAACATCATTTTAACGACCTTGCTAATTGC